TGGCAAGTCCTTCTCCGACGCCGGAGCCGATCGTCTCGAACTGGAGGCCCACGCCGTCGAAAGCCGTGTTCACGGCCTCGAGGAACGGGCCGAAGTCTACGTCTTCCCCTGCGCCCTGGATGGACTCGACCATAGACTGGTACTGAGTCGCGATGTTCTCAAGGTTGCCGCTCAGGTCTGTCTCCAAACCCGCAAACAGAGTGGCGAGAGATTCTTTCTGCTCGCTCACTTTCCCCATGCTCTCGATGATCCGGGCGATCTCCTCGTCCGAGGCTTTGGACAGTCCGGCCAGCGCCGCAGCGCTCTCGGTAGACCCGTCCGTGAAGTTCTTCGCAAACTCCTCCACGCCGTCGATGTTTCTTCCGAGAAGATTCTGCAGGTTGTCGCTGTAATTGGTGAAGTAGGTGACCTGGGAATCGACCGCGGTCTGCAGGTCTTTGGCGCTGGTGGACGCCTTGTTGTCCATCTTCTCCCAGAGCCCGACCTGCCCGTCGAGGCTTTCCAGCGCGGAGTCGTATGCCTCTTTGTATTTCTTGGCCAGATCTTCGAGCTCCTGCTTAACAGAAGCCGCGGCCGTCTCTGCGGCGCTGGCATTGGTCTGCGCGGCGCCGCTGAGATTGGCTGTCGCTGTGGTCAGATCCTTGATTGTGGCCTCGTTTTCCTCGTTCGCCGCCTGCAGCGAGGCTTGTGCCTCTTCTAACGCGGCCACATCCTGGGCAGCCTGCGTGACAGCCTCGATGTACGGCGCCATGGCCTGCGTATACAGGTCAAATGCGAGGTATTTCTGAATGCCCCATTCCGCATCGGCGGCGGCATATTCTTCCTGAGCCTTGGCAAGTGCTTCCTGCGCCGCAGCCAGCTCGGAAGATATCTGCGTGGTCTGGGTGGCGAATTCCTGCCGAAGTGAGATAGCGTCCTGAAGCGCCTGCTGATTGGCGAGAACCGTCTGATGGTCGATTTCAGCCTGAACCAGATTTTGCAGTTCGTCGGTGGCGACATTCAGAGAATCGGCATACTGGTCATAGGACAGGTCCAGCCCCGGGAGCGCCTTGTTGAGCAGCTGCACATAGGCGAGGATCTCGGCCTTGTCTTCTGCGGACTTGCTTTCGATCAGGGACAGCGCGATCAGCTGCTCGAGGTAGGCGTTGCACTTTCCGCTGAGTCCGCCCAGCTCCGAGCTCGTGTCAGCGAAGCTCTGGGACATTTCCTTCTGCCTGCTTACAAGGGCAGAGGCGTTTCCGGTCAGCTCGCCGATCATGGTTTTGTTGGCCTCGAACTCCATCGTGGCCTTTTCGATCTGCGCCGCCAGCCGTCCTGCTTCCTCGGAGTTCGCTCCGTACTGTGCGCACGCCTTTTCATATTCCGCGGTCAGTGCGGAGATCTCGCTGGCCTGCTCCTGCGAAGCGTATGATAGTTTTTCGCCCGAGTCCGCAGTGGAATCCATAGTCAGCGTGAGTACGGTCAGCGCGGCGATAACTGCGGTAATGGCTGCGGCGGCGAGAAGATACGGGTTCGCGGACATGGCCGCATTGAGCGCCGTGATGGCGGGGATGACCACCTTTGTGATGGCGGCGTACCCGGCGAGGACGGCCATGAACGCGGTCATGGCGACTACGACAGCGGTGATGGACGGAGCGAGCCAGTCGTTGGCCTCAACAAATTCCGTCGCCCAGTTGACGATGTCTGTGCCCTTTTCGGCAAGGTTGCCGATTGCTGGCGTCAGCTGATCGCCCACGGCGATCTTGAGATTCGTCACACTGTTCGAGAGCATCGCGGTTTTGGCCTCGGTGGTCTCGTACATGATGCCGGCCTTCTCGGCAAGGGCGCTGTTTGACGCCCACGCTTCATTGCCGAGCGCGACGGTGCGACTCAGAAGATCTCCGGCAGAGGCGAGGCCGAGGATAGCCTTCGTCTGTCGGACGTTGGTGATTCCGAGTTCTTCCAGCAGGACGATGGCGCTCTTGCCGTTCCGCTCTGTATCGTTCAGACCCTGGATGAAGGCGTTCAGAGCACCCACGGCATCCTCTGCCCACGCGGTCTTGAACTCGGATGCGGTCATACCTGCAACCGAGGCGAACTCTTCAAGGTTCTTCCCGGTTTCTGTGGCCTTGTAGAGCGTGGAGATCAGCGTGGACATGGACGTGGCGCCGGACGCGCTCTCAATGCCGAGAGATCCGACAGCCGCGGCAATGGCCATGATGTCCGTCTCGCTCATTCCGGCGATGCTCGCGGCAGCGGCCATGCCCTGGCCCATCTCGACCACCCGGGAGGCAGTCGTTGCGGTGGAGTCGCCGAGGGCGGCGACGACGGCGCCGAGCCGGTCATATTCGGTGACGCCTGTGATATTGGCGAACTGTGCGAGCATCGTCGCGGCGTTGTCTGCCGTCAGGTCGGTGGTGGTGGCGAGCTGGGCCATGACCGAGGTGAACGCTTCCACGCTCGCCTGCGGGATGCCCAACTGTCCGGCCGTCTGCGCGATCGCGGCCAGCTCATTGGCCGTGATCGGCATGACTGTCGACATTTCCTTGAAGCTCTCACCGAGAGCGGAGATGAATGCGTCGTCACCGCCTACCGTGCGCTTGACGCCGGCCATGGCGGTCTCGAACTCCATGGAGGCCGAGACGCATTCCTTCATCGCGTCGGCGATCTCTTTGAGCGCGGCGGCAACACCTGCGGCAACGAGAGCCTGAGACAAGGCGTCGACCGCCTCGCCGCTCTCCTTGATCTTGTTACCGAATTCATCTATGGAAGAGGCCGTATTGTCAGCTGACTGCTCGGCCTCCTGCATATACTTGTTGTTGTCGGCAATCTTCGCGTCGAGGGAGTTGAGCTCGACCTCGGCGTTATTCAGCTGAGTTTGCCAGTTATTGACGCCCTTCTCCGCGGCGGCGAGGTACTGCTCGTTGGTGGCCAGCTCCTTGCTGAGCGCGGCGTTCTCGGCGGTCAGCTTTGCCTGCTCTGCAGAGGTATCGCCCTCGGTAGTTTTCAGTTTCTCAAGGGCTTCATTGTTCTTCTGGATCCTGTCGCGCAGATCGGCGCATTTATCGGCGTAGGTCTGCTGGGCGTTCTTGGCGTTCTCGAGGGCTTCCTTGAGCGAGTCGACTTTGGTCTTCTGTGCCTCCCACAGCCTTTGGAGGGCTTCGCCCTTGGCGGACAGGGCCGTCATGCTGTTGGCGTTGCCCTGGAACTCACTGTCGACCAGCTTCAGGGAGGACTGCAGCGTTTTGATCTCGGAGTTGATTCCCGATAACGCCGCCCTGTATTGAGCCTCGCCGTCAATGGCGAGCTTCGTGCTGATATTTCTTGTCGCCATTACTGCCCTCCCGTTTATTAATCGTAACTCGACTCCACTTTGGAGTTCCGTTCTTTATGGATCTGCACCATATCGTAAAACAGGCCCGGATTCATCCGATAGAGTTCTCTCCTCGTAAGGTGCAGGAGCGTAACCGCGAGGTAGTTGTGGTACGCTCTTATGCCCGGGCCGGCGCTTTTTTTTCGTGTAGTTCCGCGAGGCCGAGGTCAACTTCCTGATTCTCGTCCTGCGGGAGATCCTTCTTGTAGCCGGCGAAGATCGCCGTTACAACGGAAGCCTTCAGCGCGGCGTATTCGATGGGCCGCATCCGCATAGACAGTTCTTCGAGCTTCAGCATCGGCTGCGGGTCATATCCTGCCTCTCTGCGGCACAGCTCGCCGTCGTTGGCCAGCTCCACGGCAAACCAGCGGACAGCATCCACGCCGTCCGGTGTGTCGGCGGCAACGGCGTCCAGTGCCTTGTTCACGCCGCCAAACTTCTCGTTGACCTTGAACATGATCTCAATGGAGTAATTCAGGAACCGCTCCTGTCCATTGATGATCGCCGGGATCAAATAGTCCATAGCGTCCTCCTCTGAGGCGTTGCAACGCCCCTAATTCGCAATTCAGCCCACGGGGCATATAGAAACATGCCCCGCAGGTGAATTGCCGTGATGTCAGCTGGAGATGCCGCAGAGTCCGTCGATCCACGCGACAGCGGCCGAAGCGGTCGTGAACTCCTTGGTCTGCCGCCATTTGCCGTCACTGTCGGGGAAGACGGTGAAGGTGGTCTGAGCGGTCTGGAAGGTGATGCTGCTGCCCCGGGTCTGAGCGTTGTCGTTGCCGATCGCGGCTTTGACCTTGGGGTAGTAGTATCCCTTGTAGTACTTCACGCCGTTCCGCATGAGCACCTTGTAATAGGCAAGGCAGCCGAAGGGCGGGGTGTCATCCTTGTTGTAGGTGACAACGCTCTCGCTCACGGTGGCGCCGTAGATGACCGCGGCGTTGGCGTCGGTCAGGTCGTCGGTCTCCATCGCGATGGTGCCGGAAGCGAATTCGCTGGCCTGCTCAGCCAGAGCATCGTCCGCATAGAGCTCGCCGCTGGCGAGGTTCACGGTCAGGTTGGCGGAGACCAGCTTGCCGATCACGACACCCGCGCTCTCTCCGGACTTCAGAAAGCAGGGATACTTAGCTCCAAATTCAGCCATTAAATATTCAATCCTTTCTCACAGGCCGTGTTCGGCCAGGTATTTGTCAAACACCGCCGCAGCTGCTTCCACGGCGGTGTCCGCCTTCTTCTCGTTGGCGGTGTTGATGAACGGCCGGGCGGGCTGCCCGTGTTTGCCGTATTCGTTGATATACGCGATCTCACCGAGGGCGTTTCCGTGCTGACTGCCCTTGAAGGTCAGCGTCACGGATACGCCGCCCCCGGACCTCCTCGGCCGGTTGATGTGTACGGCCTTGGCGACGCCGCCCGCATAGTACGGGCCCTGCAGCATGTTCTCGGCTTCTGTCGACTGCGCTTCCTTGATGACTTCCGCTTCGGCGAGGATCATGTCTTCAAGGACGGAGACAGGCATGTTGGCCAGATCCGACATGCTCAGCGCGAATTCATCCCACTGAGACGAATCAAGAGTTGCCATTGGATGCTCCTTCCTCCGCGGGATCGCCATCGGCTTCGGGCGAATCGTTCTGCGCCGGCGTTCCCGTGCCGGGATCAGCCGGAACAGTCTCGTCCTCCGCTTCGTGGACAATGCCCTGCGCGGTCTCGCAGGTGAACTCGAAATGCCGCCAGGTGTCGTCGGATATATCCGTCACGTCGGGCCATGTGAAGTCAGCCTCAAAGAGCTGCTGTTTGACCCGGGTGATGAGACCGGTCAGGTTGACATTGAGCTTCGAATAAAGATGCACCTGCACGAGGACTCGCTCGTGCCACGGTGCATCGTCTCCGAAATCTATGCCAAGGGTTTGGTAGTTGAACGTGAAATAGGTAGATGCGGTGTCGCCGGTATATGTGCCGTGTTCGACCTCATATCCGAGTGGTAATAGTGCATCCATGATGCGGGAGTCTACGCTCATCGTGCGCTCACCTTCCTTTGGACCTTGATCTCCATCCAGAATCCCGCCTCTTCCACGTTGTCGACGCTGATGATCTCATAAGGCGCGGAATCTCCGTCCTTGTAGACCACCAGCTTCTCGTTTATTAGGCTGGAATACCGGCATGTGATGGTGGCCGGCTGCATGAGCTGGAGCTCCATGGCCCGGAAGACTTCACTCCCGTGCGCGTTGACCCACTTACACATCAGCGGGACAGGGTTGTCGGAACCGTCTTTGAAGACGCTGACCTCGGTCGTCCCCGGTATGCCTTCGCCGTCAACGGTGCGCTCGACCGACATGAAGTAGACGGGAGTGCGGAGCTCGCCGGGGTTGGCGGATTTGCTCATGTCTCCGTCGCCTCCTCTGCATCAGCAGGCTCCTCAGGATCTTCCGGATCTTCAGGATCGGGAGGCTCCCCGTCTTTGGCGTACCGGAGCTCAAGGACAAAGGCGTCCATGAGCCCCTTTTTGGTAGCCAGGGCCGTGGCCTGATACGTTCCCGAGACCTGCAGGCCCCGGTTGTCGTAGTACCATGCGGCCAGAGAGAGGATGAACATGTCGTACTGCGCGTTATTGGCGAAAGCGGGGATCCCCGCGGTCTTTGCCTCCGAGACTGCCGCGTTCAGACTGATATTGAGGATATTGTCCGTAACGTTCGGCGGGACTCCGAGATAGCTTCTCAGGTCGGAGGCTGTGACCGACATAGTCAGGCCTCCTCTCTGCTGAACAGCGCACGGTCATAGAGCATCTTGTTGAACCCGGTGAGGCTGCGGATGCCGGACCTGCCGCAGCGCAGATTGAGCCACTTCAGAACCAGAGCCTCGGACTCCGACTCGTAGGTCTTTCTCCAGTCACCCCGCTGGTTGGCCAGGATGACGAAGTTGATCTCCGAGGTCTGGAACGTGATGGAGCTGCCTTTTGTCTGCGCATTGTCATTGCCCAGCGCCGCTCTCGCGCAGGGATACACAAAGCCCTTGAACGACTTCACGCCATTGCGCATGATCTTCTTGTAATAGCCGAGGACTCCCACAGGAGGAGTATCGTCTTCATTGAAGACCACAGCGCCTTCAGACAGAGTCGCGCCGTAGACGCCTGCGGCTTTCTCTGCGGTCAGATCGTCGGTCTCAACGACCAAGGCGCCGGACGCGAAGTCCGACGCCTGTTCGGCCAGTTGATCGTCAGCGTACAGCTCCCCGGAGGAGAGCGCGACCGTGAGATTCGCGGCAACCAGTTTGCCGAGCACTATACCATCGCCGGCATTGGTCGGGAAAAATACAGGGTACGAAGCGCCGAATGCAGCCATGGCATAATCTCCCCTCTTACCGCGTCACCGTAACTGTATAGGTCTTGGTGATCGGGTTATCCACGCCGTCAGTGACCGTGATGGTCAGGACGTTCTCGCCTTCCGCCCAGGACGCGTTGCTGCCGTTTGTGACCGGCGTCTCACCGTTCAGGATGGAGACGGTAGCGGTTTCATCGGCAGGAGTCGCGGTGACCTTGTTGGAGGCGTTCGTGGTGGTGGCTGTGTACTCAGTCACGTCCTTGTCGAAGGACGGCGTGAGCGTGAGCGAACCAATCGTCAGCCCCGAGAGGTCCGCGTTTAAGGGTTTACGATCGCCAGACGGAAGGCGGACTTCATGCGGATCTGCTGGTCGCCCCACGCGGTGAGGACGAAGTAGTACTCGCCCTTCTTGGCATCCTTGTCGGTCTCGAAGATGGAGCCGATGTCGTAGTTGATGCCGTAGAAGGAGAAGTCTCCTACGATGGGGATGGTAGCCTTGTCGCAGAACACCACGGGATAGCCGAGGATGGACTGAGGCTTGCTCCCGAACAGAGCCTCGCTGTCATTGGCCAGGGCCTTGACCATGGCGAAGTAGTCGGACTTCTTCATGACAACGCTGGCGTTCACGGAGTAGTCATCAGCCAGGTCGCCGAGAGCGGCAACGATGGCGTCATACATGGTGGCGCCTTCCTTGGCAGTGATGGCATAGGTCGGAGACAGCGCGGAGTAGTCCCCGGTGTAGTTGTAGAAGCTCATGTGGCGATGCACAGAGTCAGGCGTTCCGCTGTTGTAGATGGCGGTGTGGCTCAGGAAAGCGAAGTGCTTCTCGCGCTTGGCGATGGCAGAGCGGAGGGCGTTCTCCACGGTGTTGACCACATCCAGATCGGTGCCGTGCAGCACAGTGTCCTTGATGGTGGCGGAGACCTTCGCCTTCAGCCGGCCGTAGGCCACGCTGTCGCCCTCGAGAGCGATCTCATTGGCGGTCTGCTTGTCGGTGACATCGGCAAGATCGGCGTCCTCGATGGTGTAGCCCAGCTTGGGCTCTTCCAGACCGGTGATGTTGGTGATATGCGCAATGTTGCGCAGGGGGTTGATCTCGAAGGGCTCGACCAGCAGTTCGCGGGCGAGGTTGGTGGGCAGGAGCTTGTCGCCGCTGCCGAGGTCGGAGTCGGACGCGGGGATGGCGCCGAGACCCTCGTAGCCGGACTTGCTCATCACGCCGAGCAGCGCGTCGCGGTAGAACGCGGCCTTCACGGCGATGGTGTTGTTCTCGGGCGTGGTGTTCAGCGTCTTCTGCTGTTCGGCAAGGCGAGCGCGGGCATCCGCTTCGGCGCGGTCGCACTGGCCTTTGACCATGTCGAAGCGCTTCTGCATCTCTTCCATATGCTTCTGCTTCGCTTCGAGGTCCTCCATGGACACGGTGGGGTCGCTGGCTTTCTCAGCGAGGAACTGGGCGTCGGCGTTGATAGCAGCCTGCAGTTCGGCCATCTTCTGGCGCATTTCGAAAATAGTCATTTTTCAATCTCCTTTGAAAAGAATATTTTTGGCTCTTTCAGCCATATCGGCACGGGCTTTTCGTTCTTCCCGACTCTGCTTTGCCGAAAGCAGGTGGGCAATTACGGCGTCGAGGGCTTCCTCGTTCTCCACGAGCTCTTCCGCAGACAGTTCCATGACCATCTTGAAAATGCTCGCATCGGACTCGAATGCCTTGGTAGTTCCGGCGCCGCGCTGGGACGGCACTGCGACAAAAGAGAACTCATAGGCGTCCGTGGGATCTTCCATCAGACCAATGCAGGTCTTGCCGTCAAAAACCTGACCCTTGATGTGGTCGTTCTTGCACTTGGTGGGTTGCCACCACGAAGCCTTCAGCTGCTCTCCGCAGATGGAGCACGTCAGCTTCTTGATACCGAAACCAACCGAAACCTCCTTGACGATCCCGCCTTCGATGGAAGTGATAAGGCTCTCATTTTCCGGAGTCCTCAGCATGTAGGCGCTGCCCCGCAGCTGTACCAGCTGTTCGCCGAGACTGTTCCTCTCCGCAGTCTTCTCCAGTTCCACGCGGTAGAGCCTGGCGACCTGATTCTTCATTGCCCAGCTGTGGTCCTTGATGCCCGTCTTGCCAACGAACATCTTGGCAAGCGTCTCAAGAGACTTGATGGGAAATTTCTCATAGTCGCGGTCTACCTCGTTATCGCAGAGGACCAGCGAGAAGCACATTACATCTTCGGGTTTCAGCTCCTTCAGGGAGTACTGGTTGATAAGTGCGATATCCCGTTCGGCATCGGCCTTGGTGATCGTAAAGGCTTTCAGTTTTTCGATAGCATCCATGGTTTTCCTCCTTTCCCGCAGAATTGTTTTCCACGATGTGGGTATGAAAAAACCGAGGATTATTCATCCTCGGACGTGGACTGTATTGACTTTGCCCTTGCTATATCCTTCCGTAGCGCGGCAGCTCTCCGATCCAAGGGAATCCATCGGTACTGCGTAACAGGGAGCCCGAGCTCGTTTGCCTCAACGGTCAGCTCGTCGACTTCCTTCTGCATAGCCGCCAGCCTCTCCTCCACTTCTGCTACATACTCGTCAGGAGACTTCATGACCCGCCCACCGCCTCCTGAGGCGGCGTTTCGCCGGTCGAATTATCCAGCTTCGACATCAGAACGCGGGGCTTGTCGTTGACGGTGTATTCCAGTGTGGCGAGATCCTGAGACACGAGGGCATATTTCCCGATGCCGCCCGGGAGCGCCGGGAGGTTGCGGGACGAACGAATCTCGTCGGGTGTGCGCCATCCGGACCGAAGAGCCTTATAGTCGACCTCGGCCTGTGTGGCTGCGTCTGCCCTGAGGATGCTCTCCATGTTGAACTTGAAGTGATACCCACGTTTCCTCTGTTCGGTGGTCAGCAACTTCCGGTCGAGTTCCTGCTCATAGGCCGTCACGATCGGGAGCATGGTCAGCATCAGGAATTCGAGCATCTGCTGTTCCTGTGAGCTGAAGGAGGTGTCGGAGTAGTCGCCCAGCAGGTGCGGAGGCAGGTTGTAGACCATTGCCACCTTCGACCGGGTGATCTTCTCGACCTCAAACAGTTTGCTGTCCACCGGAGAGAGGTTCATCACCTTCGCCGTGACGCCGGACTCGAGAAGCAGGATGTTCCCGCTGGTGTTCCGGTAGGTTTCCATGAAATCCTCAATCATTTCCTTACGCTGTTCCGCTCCCAAATTGGCCGGAGCCTCCAGAACGATGGCAGAATTGACGCCCTGCTCCAGCTGCTTCACGCTGAACTGCTGGATGTTGTCGGCGTACTGCAGAGTATCGTTGAGGACCGTTACCGGCGAGATTCCGCCGATTCCGTTCGTGCTGATGAAGGGAACGTGGACCATGTAGAAGTCATGAACAAAGAACTTTTTGCCCTCATCCGGGACGATCTGCCACCACAATTCCTTGGTTGCCTTGTCAATGACAGGTTTCACCTTTGTCGGATCGAGGATATCAAGCCTTGGGATGGTGCTTCCCGCGTCATATACCTTCAGCGCATAGCAGTCGCCGGCAGTGCTCCTGCATGCCTCCATCGTCTTGAAAAACTGGCATGAGGTCATCAGGTTATTCGGGTTGAAGGCGATCAGGTCGTTCAGCTCGTTCCTTACCGCCTTTGACCCTTGGTACAGCTGAACCGGCATAGCCGAAAAAGCATTGGAAATACGGCTCACAGCAGCGAAAATCAGCTCTGAATTCTTCAGAGTATAGTCGCCGCGGAGCCAGTGAGGCGTCCATACGTTCCGGATGACGGCTCTGCTGGGCGTGTCTCTGGCCGTTTCCAGATACTTCGCAATAATGCGTTTACGCCTCCATTCACGGAAGGCAGAAAAAATGCTCATAGGCGTCACCTCGTCAGATTGATCTTTGTGGTCAGTTTTTTGTCTTTCGGGATATACAGCGGATTGCGCCGCATATACTCGGTGTGGGCGTCCAAAAAGGCCGCAAACCCGTCGATTTTGCGGTATTTTGACTGCTTTGTGGGCAGGTAGGTGGCGTTTGCGGAACGTTTTGTCAGCTTCACGTTCCCCAGGTACCAGTTGAACATCGGGTTATTGTTGTGAATGATGTTGCCGTCGAGGAACCGCTCCTTCAGGTTGTCCAGCGGCGCCGTCAGCGTAATTTCGCCCTGACGCACATCGTTGAGGATGAAGCCGTTCTCGCGCATCTCCTGCACCATCATGAAGGCTTTTGCCGGGTCAAAACCGATGGTTTCTATGCGATATTTGGCCCTCTGCTCCAAAAACCACTGGATCACATAGTTGTAATCCACGTACTCCCCGGGGCAGACCGTCAGCCACCCTCCGTCAATAAGCATCTGCCAGTCGAGCTTTTCATGGTCGATCTCCATCTTCTTCTCGGTCGTCCATGAGTGCTCCAGCAGGAAAAAGCAGTTCTCCGGAAGCGGGAATTCGAGGCATGCGGACGTGAAGTCTTCGGTCTCGCCGAGGTCAAATCCGCCGTAGCACCGCTCTCCCAAGAGCTTTTCGGTGTCGATCTCGCGGTTGTTCTTCCGGATCGTCTTGATGTCCAGGAACGACAGCTCGTCGACCGACGTCCAGACATTCAGCTGCTTATTGATGAAGTTGCCGCGCTCGGCAGGGATGGACTTGACCCGCTCCCACTCGTCTATCAGATCTTCGATGTCGAGCAGAGCGCCAAGAGACGGGTTCGCCTTTGGCCAGCAGGCGGGGTCTGTCGGGTCGTCCTCCTCGTCGATCTCGTCTATGTACACGAACATACGGTCGGCGGCACGCCGCGAGATCGCCTTGTCCCCGGCGAGGATCTGACCGCCCAGGATGTAAAAATCCATCAGCGGTCCGTCGATGACCGTTCCGAGCGTGGTGATATAGATAATCATGGGCTGCTTGCGCTTCTTGATCTTGCCCTTGATGACGTTTATCAGTTTGTAGTCCCGATACTCCTGAATCTCGTCGAAGACGCCCATATGGACGTTCCTGCCGTCAAGGTTCTTGCTGTCGGAGGCCAGCGGCTGAAATTTGGAGTTGCGGTAGTACAGACCGTCCTGCGTGGTCTTCACATGCTTGGAGATGGCCGGCGAGCCGTTTATCTGCGCCGAGCACTCGTTGAACACGATTCGGGCCTGCTCCCGGGAGTTGGACAGCGCATAGATCTCTGCACCGCGCTCGTTGTCCTTCGTCAGACCGAAGGCGGCGTTGCCGGCGATCATGGTCGACTTCCCGTTGCCCTGTCCGACGATAATGAGGGATTCCCGGAATCTGCGGTATCCCGTCTTCCGATTCACCCATCCGTACATGTTCGCCTCGACGAAGTGCTGCCACGGCAGGAGCTCCGTCCGGGAGTACGCGCCTTTGGTCGGAACGAGGAACCGTTCTATGAATTCAATGGGCCTGTATCCCTTCTGAACGTCAAAGGCCCATGGGTATGTCTGATCGGTATAGGACCGCTCCAGCTCGTCGATAAACCGCTGACAGGACTGAATCCGCTTCTTGCCGGACAGGATCCTGCCCTCGACCACGTCAAGAGCGAACTGAAACGCTTTGGACGACCGTACGAGGCTGGGTATAACTTCGAGGCTCATGACCGGCCTCCTCAGAACATTTCGAACTCGTCCTTATCCTCGCTGTCGGAGAGCGGCTGAACGATGAACGTCATGAGGATCTTCGCCGTGTTGTTCGCCTGTGCCGCCGTACTGTTATAAGCCCCGACAGCGGGATGAACGTAATAATTCGGGCGGCCTTTGACGTATTCCTTCGTCACCATCAGGCCGTCCGACTTGATTGCCTTCTGCAGCTCGGCCATGTGGGAGATCAGCTCCACATACCGCTGGAAAGTGGTAGTGAACATGAACGTGTGCTCGATGCCCTTGGCCCGTGCCTTCTCCAAGATGACCTTGGCCTGCTCGTTCATGGAGAGCAGCTCCTCCGCGCTCTTGTCCGTTACGTCGGTTTCGCCGGCCACCACAAGCTCTGTATCTTCAAAATTGGCCATCTGCGGCCCTCCTTCGCCTTTAATTCCAGTCCATACGGAAACCTGTACAGACGCAAAAAGACAGCTCCGGGGCCGTTGCAACGACGCTGTCGGCCTCTGGGCTGTCTTTTCCTGTTTTCCAAAAAAACTATGCGCATGATCTCGATACAAAGGAACG